CAGCTTGGCGACCGCTGCGCAGTACCGAATGGCTGCGTCGGTGCCGTTGGTGTAGGGCAGCGTGATGCGACGTTTCATATGGATGCCGGCGAACTGTGTCGCCTGCACCTGCCAGAGTGTTACTGTGTCATGTGTAACGGTGAAGCAATGCAGCACCACGCGGTCTGTGTCATTCAACCACACCTCATCTGTGGCATGCATCGTACGTGTGTCGTCGGTGTCAAACATCATGGCTAGGCACTCCCCTCCAGTGACGCACATGTGTGCGAGCCATCGGGCCGTGTGCCATGTCTGCGAGTGTTAACGATGTACAAGAACCGTGGTCGGTCACGACCATGACTGAACACTATGCCTAGTCGATGCTTGTGTCAACAGGGTCGATTTCACTCACTGCACGACACTGTCACGCAGCCTCGCACACATGTGCGACATCCTGAGTGAACACCATGCACACCTACACCATATCCCCTTGCCCTGCCCCACAACCCACAGCACCTTACACCATGTTCACCTACAACATCTGGTGTGTCCTGCTATGTCACCCCCGTCCAAGCGCAAACTCACGCAAATCCTCAGTGATGCCCTGATGCACGAGGCACTCCGCCAAGTCCCTGACCCTGATGATGCAGGCCAAATTCGTCAACAAATCCAACGGGTTGCACGATCGATATTCCGACGTGCCATCGCTGGTGACATGACTGCTGCGGCCCTCATCGGTGACCGGCTTGAAGGCAAGGCTGTCACACCGATCGACGTGACACGCGACACTAGGCTCACTGTAACGCTTGCTGGGCTCATGCCACGCGACTCTGGGCCGGTGATTGACGCCACAGCGACGCCTGAGACGGTGCCGGCCCCCGCACCTGTTGGCGATGCGCATGCACCGATGCCGCCGGCCGCTGTCCCCACCACGCCCGATGACCACATGACCGCACATGACGCACTCCGTGCACGCATCTTGGCGTCTCTGGCCGACGAGTGACGCACATGTGTGCCGCTGTGCACCGCAGGCCTGCACCCCTGTGACCAGGTAAACAGCAACGGACCATGAACAAACGCGAATATCCCTGCTGCATCAATGGCTTGTGACCTGTTGGCACGGTGCATGCTACGTGTGCGCGCGCGAATGCAACATCCGTGCCAGCCATGCATGCACAACGTGCAGATGGGACCCGCGCCGTCCTGGCACGCAGCTTGCATCGACCCCCGGGGGGCCGGAATTGGGCCGGCGCGTGTCTAGGTGCGCCGTCAACGCACATAAAATTCTCCACTGACACACTGCGAACCGTTCGCATGGGACCCGTCGCGATGCGTAGCGTCGCACTGACACGCACTTGTGTCCAATGACGCTGGACACGATGGGACCCAGGTTGTGGCTGTGTATATATGTATAGTGTATATAAGCGCGACCACACCCGAGCCCTCGGAGTCCCAATGACCGATACCGCCCTCGACACCGCACTGCGATACGTCCCGTCAGGTCCGGTGCTCGCTGCGTTCCTGGACGATCTGTCGTTCGTGTCCGGCATCATGGGGCCGTATGGCTCTGGCAAGTCCACTGGCTGCGTGATGCGGATACTGCGCCACGCCATCGAGCAACGCCGTGGGCCTGACGGTGTGCGCCGGTCGCGCTGGGCCATCATCCGCAACACGTATCCCGAACTGCGCACCACTACGATGAAGACGTGGTGGACGTGGATGCCGCAAGCGTTCGGCAAATGGATCGACCAGGGACCACCGACGCACACCATTGAGTTCGCACGTGGTGATGATGGCTCCATGGTGCATCTCGAAGTGCTGTTCCTGGCGCTCGATCAGCCTGACGATGTCCGCAAGCTGCTGTCGCTGGAACTCACTGGCGTCTGGATCAACGAAGCACGCGAAGTTCTCAAGGCCGTACTCGACGCGTGCACAGGTCGTGTCGGTCGTTATCCGTCCGCAGCCATGGGAGGGTCTGCATGGTCCGGCATCATCATGGACACGAACCCGCCCGACACCGATCACTGGTGGTACGCGATCGCTGAGAACGATGCATCTACCGAAGTCGGACGCTCGTATATCGAGACCACACGCGAAGCTGAACGCGAGATGCGCGCAGCCGGCCTACTCGCTGCTGACCAACCGCTGTTCCGCTTCCATCGTCAACCCGGTGGTCGCGATCCGAACGCCGAGAACCTCGCCAATCTCGAACCCGGCTACTACATCCGACAGATCGCAGGCAAGACAGCCGACTGGATCTCGGTCTACATCGACGGCAACTACGGCTTCGTGCAGGACGGCAAGGCGATCTTCCCGGAGTACAATGATGGGGTTCATTGTGCGACGGTAGAACCGTCGCGAATGCTGCCGTTCCAGATCGGTCTCGACTTCGGTCTCACACCAGCTGCGGCGTTCGTGCAGAAGGACTTCTTCGGTCGCTGGCTCGTGTTCGATGAAATCGCTGCTGTTGACATGGGCGCGGTGCGGTTCGGTCAGAAGCTCTACGCGCACATTCAAGAACACTACCCTGACATGAAACTACAGCACGTGTGGGGCGACCCGGCCGGCGATCAACGCGCACAGACTGACGAGTCTACGCCATTCCAGATGCTCAAGGCACAGGGCATCCCAGCACGGCCTGTGTTCACCAACGATTTCACTGTTCGTCGCGAGGCTGTCGCGCAACCAATGTCACGTCTGCTCGACGGCAAGCCGGGACTCATCGTGCATCCACGTTGCACCGTCATCCGCAAGGGCCTCATGGGCGCGTACCGTTACCGTCGTCTGCAAATCGCAGGCCGCGACCAGTATCACGACAAGCCTGACAAGGGTCCACACTCACACGCGTGCGAGGCATTGCAGTACGCTCTTGTCGGGGGCGGAGAGGGGAAAGCTGCCCTGCGATCAGTGCGACCTGGACGGTCGCGCCAGCAGCGTGCTATCGCTGACGAACACGATATTCCGCGCGGAGGGCGATATGCAAACTCCTAAGCTACCCAAGGCCCAGCCCGTCCAAGTGCAGCAGCCGGCCGATACTGCGATGCTAGAAGCCGACGAGCGCCAGAAGCTCGCATCGCGGCGTGGCCGTGTCGCAACGATCTTCGCAGGGTCGTCTGGCCTGTCAGGTTCCGTTGCGCGCGGTACTCTGCTCGGCCAAGCGCAGTAAGGACACACGCACATGGCCACATCTAACGTCTACGGGACAGACAATCTGTACACGCCAGAGGGGCTGTGTGCGCGGTTCAAGCGTGTGAGGCGCAATCGCGACAACTGGGACTCGTTGTGGGCGACGATCACGCGCTATCTCTGGCCGGAGATGGAGTATTTCCAGACCGACCCGGATCTCACCACCAAAGGCATGCGGCGCAACCCACGTCTGTACGACGCAACCGGCACGCGGTCTGCAGAACGGTTCCCGGCTGTCATCGAGAGCATGCTTATGCCGCGCAACGAACGCTGGCATGCACTCGTGCCTCCTGAGTGGGCAGGCGAAGATGTCATCAACGACTACGACACGCGTCAGTATCTCGAACAGTTCACGTCGTTGCTGTTCGCGGCACGATATGACAGCGCATCGAACTTCATCAACGCCGCATCCGAACTCGCCATGTCGCTTGGTGCGTGGGGCAGCGGTGCGATGTACATCGAAGATCGCGTCGATCTCGGCGGGCCGTTCCCGATCCTGTACCGCAACGTGCCGTTGTGGGAAGTCTGGTTCGAAGAAGGCGAGACTGGTCGCATCGATCGCGTGTGGCGTCGGTTCTCTCTCGAAGCACAGCAACTCGTGCAGCGGGCAGACTGGCGTGAGAACCTGCCGAACGAAGTCATCGAGTGCGCACGCACCAAGCCGCACGACAAGTTCCACATCCTCATGATGACGGAGCGCATGCCGTCGTCTGTGAAGCCAGAAGAACGCAACCGTGTCTACCAAGTCTACGTGCTTGAGAAGACAAAGACGGTGCTGCTGGAGCAGACACTGCGTTCGTGGCCGTGGGTGACGCCGCGTCTGATGAAAGTGCCGGTCGAGATCTACGGACGCTCACCTGCTATGTCCGTACTGCCAGTGATCCAGTCGCTGCAAGAAGTCCAGCGTTCGTTCATCAAGCAGTCGCAGATGGCAGGCGAGCCAGCGATCCTTGCTGGCGACGAGGACTCGATCGGCCCG